TAAGTCCTAAACTGGTAGCATTATGAGGATCAAAACTAACCAATTGAATTTCATAATCAGCGTCAAGAAGACTCGCAGCTCCTGTAACGGAGATAACTAATTTTCTGGCACTTGCAACTGCAAATCGAGCATCAGCAAATTGAAATTCATAAAGTCCTTTATGATTTGTAGCATCAACTTCTCTAAATCGACACTTAGTAGCTGTGGGAGCTGCATAAGTTCCAAGAGTAACAATCGTTTCAATAGTAGCCCCAGTCACCGTGTAAGTTGTCGCCGTAGCTTCATTATCAGCTATTGTAGAAATAATCAATCCAGCGCTTGCACTACTTAGACCAGTTAAACCTGCTCCAGTTGAACTATTTTTGAGCGTAAACCTTATAAGATTGCTTGTGTTGCTATGTTTAATAAGAAGTGCCATTTAATTAACGAATCCTCCTCTCATGCCAATAGGCTTAAATCCACCTCGCATGTTTTGCATTGCCACTGGGATTGAAAGACCCCATGCCACCACTTCAGGCCAATAATCCTTAAATATCGGGACATCAATTCCAGCAAAGGGTTCTTGATAAAGCCATCTTATTGCCTTAGCCGACAGTGCACGGTTGTAAATGCGGACTCCGTCAATGAGGCCATTAAAATACTGTTGGTCAGCGGTGCCATAACCAGTTCGCACCCACTCTCTTTCCGAACCAATCGCCCGCTCTTGCGTCGTTATGGAACCATCAACTGTTTGACCTGTAGAATATACATTAGTATCAACATAGGCTTTAAAAGTGTTGCCATTTTGATCAAGCACAGTGGCTACAAAATGCCACTTATTATCGGCAATATTCTGAGAAGATGTTATTTGAGCAAGTCCAGTCTTATCATCATATCTCATCAAAGGAAGAAAATTTCCAGCCAATGTAGTGTCACCATTATAACCAATTGGCAGGTCAAAAACAACATTACCGACATCTGTTGAATTGCGCAATGCAACAATTAGTCCGTAACTATCACTGGTTTTGACCCAAGCAGTAATAGTAAAACCCTGACCAGATGAAACATTTAGAGAAATGCCATTACCTGGATCCACATAATCATCCACCCCGTCGAAGAAGAGGGATTGACCAAACCTTCCAGGCTTCCAAGTTGGCCCATTGGTCAAAGTTCCATGATTATTCTTACCAGAAAGATCATAAGCCTTTAGCCCCCCAGTTTCGTTGAATAGCCATAAGCCAACCAGGCCAATACTCAATGGATGATTCGGATTAAGTTTCGGCCTCCACTCCCATCGAGGTTTAAAGATACGATTATGTAATCGAATAATATCACTCATTATACACTCTGTTCATAGTGCCTGTTGTAAGATAGAGTATTCCCCGTAGCTGCTAAAGCTGCTCCAGAAACATTCTGCAAACATAATTTAAATTTCAAGGGTGGAATTGGAATGTTGGCTATAACAATTCTACTTACCTGTGCCACGCTCGCCTCTAATGGAAAAATGGCTTCTGGAGGTTTATCTCCGCTACTTCCATCTGGCACTTTTTCATAGTTAGTGCCATCCAAAGATAAATTGATCCACATAGCACAATAAGGTGAGCCAGCACCAGGAGTAAAACTTGCAAGATTCAATTCTACATCCATCCAACGATACAGACCAACCGTGTTATCTATCGCAGCACTGGCAGCAGAAAAGGCGGCGCTTGCCAAAGCATTAAGTTCTGTCGTAAGAGCTGTTGTCGCTCCCTCACCAGCTACCCATTTAAAAGTTGTTGCCATAATCTATCTCCTTATTATTTACTTAATCTCAAATTTCCTGGGAGTGCAGCCGCCGATGGTCGAGTAAAGTCGAAAGGGACATAATCTGAGCATAACTCCCCCCACAACGGATCATTCTTACAAGCCGCTACAGTCAAAGAATTTAACCCAACTGTTGAGCTTGCCACATCCATCTTAATGCTTCCATCAGGTTGAGCAGTTACGCTCACAGGAACCCACGCAGGGCCTGTTAGTTTATAATCAGTTACTCCTGCTTGTGGATCGCAAACGAGAAATGGAGCAGCCAATACAGGACTTGCCATAAACACCATAGCCAAAATAATGAGAATGATTCGCTTCATAGAAACCTCCTTTTATATACGAATGACACGAATGAGAGGCATGAATGACACGAATCTTTTATTCGTACTATTCGCCTCCGGCCCATCTTTTTTTAAATCAGATGGGGAGCCAGGGAAAAAATCTTCCCATCTCCCTATCCCCCTATCTTTTAGTTGGTGCGTCTGATCGTTAACAGCACCATGATATCGTCCCATGTCGGAGTGCCCCCACCGATTGTTAAAACAACGGTAATCGTGGATTCATCCGCCAGAGACGTATCTGAAATTGTTCCTTCGCTAACCGTCCCTGCAGTGACCGATATGGCCGAGCTTAAAATCGATGCTCCACCCTCCTGAACATCAACCGTAAGAGTCGGAGTTGTTCCACTGGAGGCTCTGGCCGTTGCGGATACGCCAAGAACTTGCGCCTTGAAAGGCAATTGAAATTTTATTGGCGTAACCGTTGCGGTTCTTTGTCCAGCGACAAAAAGCGGGACGACTTGAATCCCCGTAATCACCTCAGAATAGTTGGTCGTTGCCGCCTCGGCATTTCCCGCATAACGCATAGCGCATGGCGTCAAGAGCAAGGTCAAAAACAGAACTCCTGCCATCAAAATAGATATAATTTTATTCATGGTTTTCCTCCTTTTTTTAAATCAAATGGGGAATTGGGGAGATGGGGTTTTTTCTCCCTATCTCCCTATCTCCCTAAATTTTTACTACGCTACAATCGATCCGTCCAGACCTCTGTAATCTACGACTGCTCCGCCGTAACGGTGCCGGATCTTGTAAGTGAGTTTATCATTGGAAAACATGCTCCCGACGGTCGGCTGATCCTGGACAAAGAGCTCCGGGTTTTCGTTGCCGTTCAGGAATCCGATTTCAATGGTCGGACAATCTGCCGGGCTTGCGCTCAGGAACCAATTATTCGCATCGGTCCAGTAGATGACCTCGATCATCTCGATCTTCCACTTCTTGACGAAATCGGGCGCTGTGGGCGTGTATTGCCCCGTATCTGGCGTGCTGATCAGATCCCACATCGTTTTTGCAAGCTCCGGTGGCACTAACCCATATTTCGGAAGGATGCCCAATCTCTTCCCGGAAGTCAGCTCCGTTTGCTTGATCATCCTGTTTCTGGAAGCGAGCAGGTTTGTGGCATCAAGGGCATTCGTTCCGAGATTGGCGTGAGTCGCATGAAAAAGAGCGACGGCATCGTAGATCGTCGGATTGTCCTTGATGAAATCAAAGACAAATTCATAAAGCGTTCTCGCCGCACCCCTCCCGAGCCTCTGAGGGATTTTCCGCACTCCCCCCACATCATCATTGATGATCATTTCGAGAGTCAGATCCTCCGTGCCCCCTCTCTTGGGCACGGCGTAGGTTGCTTCCTCATCGGTAGGAGAAGTAAGAGCCGTGTAGGCGCCGCCTTCTGCAACGGTGGGAAGATTTCCATAGCCTCCGATCCGAACCCTTCTCTGAGTCCTGACATCCGAGACCGGGACAACATCTGCAATTTTTCTCCAATCCTCAAGCCCTGCTTCCGCATATTCTTTGAGCATCCGCCTGGTGATGGAATCGCCAAAGACCTCCGCCCAGGTTGCCTGCGTCAAAGAAGCCCGAAGCCTCGGGGCCTGATCGATCCGACCGCTGAGCTGCTCATCGCCCGTGATGCGGACATAGGCCGCTTTGATGCTGTGAAATTTTTTCTCAAAAATATCATCGAGCATCTGTTTCGATTTGTCCCATTCATCCTTTGTTACCTGAATCTGCCCAGCCCCTGTAATGCCTCCAGATCCGGTGAGCTTGTCAATATACTCTTTCTCTTCTTTGATCGCCGCGCGAAGAACATCCGCTTCAAAAACTTTCCCTTCAAATTGCTTCCTGATTTTCGCCTGAGAGAGATCGGGAAGTCCGCAATCCTTGAGCTCATCTTTCAAAGTGATGGAGCAGGCTGCCATTTTTGCCCCATCGAGAAGAGTTTGAAACTCGATCTTTTCTTTCGGGTCCTGGATTTTTGTGACCGCCGCCTTCAAGATCTCGATTACCTGATCTTCGGTAACGGTCTCCTCGTTGACAGTTGCGCAGAGGTCAGGCCTCAACGCCCTCATTGCCGCCAATAACTTCTTCAACATCTCTGCCTCCTTTCGGCCTGCCTCAACGGCTGCGGCCATGCGTAAGAATTTTCCACCTGCTGCGGGCTCATAGACGATATCTATAGTCACGTTAGAGATCTCCACTGGAGTCCGCATCCTTTTGCCATTGACCATTTTTGTGGCCACTTTCCCGCCGATATCATTTGATAGGCCGATGAGATCGGGCTTGCCCCGCTCAAAGGCATCGACCGCCATATCACGCAGCCATTTCGCCGATTTGAGAATATTAAAATCTCCGCCTAATCCTTTATCATCATCCGTAACGTTATTGATCCAACCGACCAAATCTCTGATCGATTTTCCAAATGGATGAGCCTGGGCCTGATGCTGGGCCTCGGTGAGCGCAAATACTTTTGATCCCTCATAAAGAGGCTTGGCCGCCCTAAGGACTTGCGGATCCCAATAAATGGCGTCCTGTTTATCGGGGCCATATTCCACGATTCGGACATCCCACTTGTAGCCATAATCTTCAGATGCGCGATCGCCAGCCGCCGCCCTCAAATGAATGGGAAATGTCATCCTGAGCGAAGCGAAGGATCTTTCTTCGTGGGCCTTTCGCGCCGCTTCGGCTTTCTCGACCGGGACATAATCTTTTTCGACCTCGATCTCATCGCCGAATTTCAGTTCATCTCCTGAGGTTGCCGAAGGATCAATGGTGAAGGGCAATTTAAAATATTTTCCATCTCGAGAGATGATCGCATAATCAATATAGACATCAATCAAATAAACATTGGGCAATTCCACCGGCTCGGGCGTCGGAATAACTTTTGAATATATTCTTTCCCGAATCTGATCCAAAGATAAGGCGGCTTTGGCATTATCCTCGGCTTTTTCAAAATCGATATATTTAATGTCTTTATCTTTAAGCCAGGCCTTCGCTTCTTTCACGGTGAATTTCTTTTTGTTGAATCGAATGGCCTGTATCTCAGACTTTCCATTTTTGATCCCAAAAATAAAATCGATTCCTTCGCCGGTCTCGTTATTTTTCCGGGCAAAAGAATCAAATTGACCTGGATCTTTCAATCTTGCTGAATGTTCATTTGGATATGGCATTAGATTCCTCCTTGCTTGCCCCATTAAAGATTTATCTCTAATGAGTTCTATCCTTTACTATTCTTCTTCTCTCGTCCCTCATCCTTCGGAATTCTAATTTTCTGGCCGTCTGCGGTGACGATGACGATCGAGTCAGAATATTCCTTTTTAGAAAGCAGATCTTCCGGTTTCAGGTCTCTTTCCCGAGGCGTATACTGATAAACCTTCTGCCCGTCTTTAACCGCCAGTTTTTTTTCGGAATCGTGATATTTCACTCCCTTCAATAATTTCGGATCGATGTTCATGTTTTTTCCTCCTTTTTTTTAAAATCGCTAAATCCGCAAAATCTTAGCGCCCTTTGCGTCATTCCCAACGGGAATGATATGGAACATGGTCGCAGCCGCAGTTAATCGTCTCCTCAATCGGCGCTTTCGGATCTCTCGGGTACATCATTTCGACGCCGCCAATATTAAAAGGCTCATCAACCGGCACATGATCGCCATCGGCCGCAAGATGGCTTGCTCTCGGAACTTTCGGATGGCCTGCATGGCGCCACATCTTTTCGAGACCATCGACATGATCCGCCGCCTCTTCCATTCTCATCTCTGCCGCCGTGGAGAAGACTCTTCCCATCTCAGTTTTTGTGATCACTTCGGCCCGGGCTCCGATGGAAGTAAAAATCGAAGGATCCGTCAAATTCTTTCCAATGGCAGAGGCGACCTCCTGCGGGGTCTTTCCTCCCATGACTCCAAGAGTAAGCTCGCTTTGGATTTTATCCCAGGCCGAATCGCTCAAGCCTTCAATCTTATGAAATGCGAAATCCTTAAGCGTATCGAGAATGGATGTCGAAAGAGAAAATCCCATGTAAATCCCCGCCTCTGCTAACGGAACATCAACTAAGTTTCTTCCCATGCCCCAGGATTCCTCAAGAAATCCTTCGGCTTCTGCCTTTGCCTTGGCCTGAAAATTCGAGATCTGGCTCTCAATCGAGCTGAGCATTTGTTTTAAATGATAGGCATCCCATTCGGTGACGGCGGCGCCCCCGATTTCCTTGATTGTCTGCGCGCGGAGCTCTTCCAGGATATCGAGCATGGCCCGGGCGCCTGTTTTGATAGCCCGGTTCTTATCCTTTATAATGCGCGCTATTTGAGAGTTGATGGTTGCCATCGAATCGATCCCATAGGGATTGGTTTAAAACCAATCCCTACAAAAAACGGCCTTAATCGGTCAGTGATTTTGAACTAAGCGGCCTAAACCCCCCTCATATCGGCTTAAATCCCCCTCAAATCGGCATTGTTTTGCTTCCCATAGGGGCGGTGGCTACCTTACCATTCATTTTTGGGCCTCGCTCTGATTCCCTAATGCAAATCGAGCTTTTTCGATTCTGGCCCTCAGAATCATCTTCTTCGATTCTCGCTCTTCTTCGGGCATGTCCTGCCATCGCTTCCAGCCCGAAAATTCCCTCTTAAACATCCCACGATAAGGCAGGAGGCTCTTTTTTTCTTCAGGTAAGGATTCCCATAGCCTCATTCTTCTCGATTTGGCTAATTTGCACCGCTCCTCGCCTCGGAGCGTCTTTTTGCCCTCAATCTCAGGATCAAAAGGACACCGATTCGCGGAACATCCCTCAAATCTTGGACACCAGTGAAAGGGAGGCTTGCTTAGATCGATCTGCTTCTCCTTTTTCATTTTTCACCTCATTCTTTAGATCTAATCTCATCCACTTCACGAAATCGTTTTGAGGGATGAATACAAATCTCCCCTTCTTTATGTAAGGCATCCCATTTTTCATCCATTCTTCAATCGTGTCCTCGCCGATGCCAAGCTTCTTGGCTAATTGTTCCTTTTTTAAGAGATCCCTAATCGATGCCATTTATCCCCTGCTGTCTTTATTTTTTTAAGCTCGCAATCCGTAACCCGGAACTCGAAACTTTCTTTTCATCTTTCAAATAATCCTGATTGTCCTCTTCAAACTTTTCTTTTTTAATCATCTCCTGCATGAGTTTAAGATCGATATCGATGCCGAGGTAACCGATCATTGTGACGAAGATTTTCTGAGCCGTCTCTTTATCTGTCCACCCATTTAATTGGGCCTGGCCGAGAGAAGTCACCACCTGCGAAATCAGGGACCCGTATTTGCCAAGATCCTTTGTTGCGAGCTCCGGGGTGATGATCGAATAATTGTAAGCTTCTTCTTCCGGGACTTTTAAATATTTTTTCTCGATTGCCTGATCAATCACAAACTCGAAGATTGTCTCGAGGATGTATTTGAAATAACGCTGTTTGGATGATAATGTTTTAAATGTAGGCGAAGACATTTCAACCGCGGTCGCACGGTTTACGTCGCCTCCTCCGCCATACCAGTGCTCCGGGAAATTGAGCCCTCCGAGAATATGGTTCCGAAAGAGTCGCGCTCCTTCAGAAGTATCCACGGCTTTGAGGTCGGGATTCTTGGCTTCGAGCGTGACCTTTTCGTTATGCCCATAGATGGAGCCTGATTTTTTGGTCACGGCATCGATCTGCTCTTTTATGGTTTTGGCATCGCCTCCCTGAACCGATAGATCCCAGAGAAAGGCATTCATCAGCTTCCATTTATCTAACAGATCAAAAAGAAATTGTTCATAACCATCGATCCAATCGGCCACCGCAAGAAATTCGCTTCTTCCTCTTGGAGAATTGGTGAGGTTATTGACTGCAAAAAAGAAGCATTGGCCATCGGTATATTTTGATCTCAGATCCTTTGCCTTTGGGCTCAGGATCAACTCAGCTTCTTTGGGCAAAATAAGCAGAAGCTTTCTTCCTTCTTCGCCTGTCGAACCTTTGAGAATGATGCCGATAACAATCTTTACGTTTTCCGGATCAGTCACAACCTCTTTGATTTGGGCAGGATCAACATAGCCGAGTCTGACTTTCCCGGTCTGGGCCGCTACAAAAACAGGAAGGCAGAGCTCCCCGGTGATGAAAATCTCCCGCACATGCTTCTCGAGGCAGAGGTCCATTCTGTTGAGCGGATCGAACCAGAAATCATCGAGGATTTTTTTGACTTCCTCATTCTTCGTCTCGTAAGGAAGGCCTTCGGCGAGAAGAAAATCTTTGATCGTTTCGACCAACCATCGACCCATCGGGGTATTTTCCCAGAGGTAAAAACCGATCTCAATCATCCGTTCTTGTTTGAGAGAAGAGAGATTGCGGTTTACATCGCCGGTAAGTTTCCGCCAACCGGTTTCATCCTCATCGGTAACGGAGGTCGCCTTAAGGCGCTCTTTGACCTTGACCTCGATCACTCCGCCGAGAAAAGCATCAATTAATCGGTCTTTGAATTTCATATTATCGTTCTCCAGGCCGTAGGCCCCTGTGGAGTTGAGGCCCTGTACTCCACAGGGCCGGAGGCCCTTATTTCCCTTGATGGCCAGAGTCTTGAAAATATTCCGCTGCGCCTTTCGGCGTGATAATCCTCTTTCGTGGTCTCGCTTCCTACTGCGACAGCCGGCCCTGATCCTCTGGCCAGCCCCACAGCCATCTCCAAGGCGTCTGGGCCATCGTCGTGATCCCCTTTCGGAAAATGAATGAGCTGCTCGATCAATTCGATTTGATCCCGGCGAAAAAGAATCGTCCCATTTTCAATTAGAGGCGAAAGCCTTGTGATTCGTTGGACTTTATCTTTCTTCTGACTGATGCCCACGGTCGGAAGATAGATTCGATTTTCCTTTGAAAGGTCGTCAATCCATTGTTTCATCACTTCCTGAAAGGCCACATCCTCAAAACCGTGAAGAATGCACCGATAGCGTTCATATTTGGCAAACATTTTCATGGCAAGTTTTTTAGCGGATGTCCTTCCGATATCGGCGTCAAGAATATAGATCGTCCCTTTTTTCTCGCCCGCCCTGGGGATCCCCACGGTGAGGATGGCCTGATAATCTGATTGCTCAGACTTTCCGACGCTCGGATCAGTGGCGGAATAAATATCCATCTCTGAGATATCGATCGCCAAAGGATCATAATATTTGATCCACTCTTCCCGAAATATCTGTGTTTCGGGATCGATAGGCCTATTGCGGAATTCCTGATTAAATGCCACCGTGCCCATGATCTCTTTCTCGGCCTCAAGTTTTTCCTTTGGCCATCGTTCAGGCCAAAGAGGGCGCTCTGGAGATGCCTGATAGATTTTTTTGGCCCATTTAAGATTTTTCTTGGGATCTGTGAGTTGTGAAAGAGCGCTGTCATAATGAAGGATTGTCCCGATAACGAACATTTTCGATCCCTCGGGCTCAAGGCCTCCTCGCACCGCTCGGAGAAGCCAATTCATCGTCTTTTTTCTCTGCTCCAGGCTCTGGACGTTTTCGTCATTTTCGATGTCATCGCCCACAAATTTAGTGGGGCGAAATTGCCGATGTTTTAATCCCCGAATTCGTGAGCCTGTCCCCTTTGCGACGATTCGAATATTGTTGGCCGTAATAAAATCGTCATAATGATATCCGGCGTTTTTCTTGGAGATAAAGTCTCCGAAATCGTGCTTGATTCTTGGATTCTCTTCGAGTTCCAATTTAATCGCAGTGGTAAAATCCTCGGCCTGGGTCGTTGAATCCGAGGCGATGATGATAAATCTCTCGCGGCCGTAACAGATGTCGTGGATTGGCTCTCCAAAGGACATATGCGTTGATTTGGCGTGGCCTCTGGGAGCTGCGATCGCCGCAAGGGGCTGCTCGGCAAGCTCATGGAGCTCTGCATGAAAAGGCGCCGAGGGTTTATCAAAATAGTGCGGAAGATAGGCATGAAAAAAGAAATCTTTATCTTTACGGGCTCGCTCGATTCGCGCCTTCTTTTTTGCGGGCGTATCGCCCTCGAATGGGGAGACCGATTCCCGGATAAGGTCCCGGAGGTCCTCGATTTCAAGATCAAACTTCTTTTCAGTAAGCGCTGTTTTTCTCATTCCCGTAATTCAGGGCTTAAGCCCTGAGCTATTTTCCCCCCGTGTAATTCGCCTACGGCCCGGAGGGTGTTAGTTCGCGTATTTTGTCTTTGCGAACTGAACAAACTCATCAAAATTTTTCTCAAGCGCCGCAACCGAATCTGCATCGCGATCTTTAAGAAACGAAATGAGATCTCGCATAAAATCCAAAAATATCTGAGGCCGGTCAATTTTTTGTTGGTCCGTTTCTTGAGGATCGCCTCGCTCTTCCGAATCGATTGTCTTTTGCAGAGCAGTCAGTTTATAAACAGCCTGAGGATCTGTATTATCCTGAGCCGCCTGAATGAGTTGATCTTTTATAATGTAAAGCTCTTTTCTTCTGCCGATTTTCCTTTTGATATAATCGAGTTTTTTCGCCCGCCACTCATATTGAGCGCTCCATCTCTGGATCGTCACCACTGGCACGCCGGTGATTTTGGAAATCTCCTCATAAGTTTTTTGTTTGTAGATGTAGAGATTCTCGGCAGTCTCTACCACCTCCATGCTGTACTCTTTTTTTTCTCGCCCGGGCGCCATTAAAACTCCACATTGATGCCAACATCTTTTGTAAATTTATCGAGAATATTTAATCCGTCGGCGGTGATCTTAATCATCTCAACCTCAATGCCGCCGGATTTTCTTTCCTCGATCTTCACAAATCCTTTTTCCTTGAGGTAGCAAAGATGGCTTCGAAGCTCCTCTTCCCGGATCGTGAAATCGAGATCATCAAGGAGAAAATGGATTTCCTTGATGTCCAGGGGCCCCGGGTGCTGATGGGCAAGAAGTTTGAGAATTGCGCCGCGAATCCGCCGGTATCGCTCTTTTTTAGTCTCCGCCATCTTTTCCTCCCCTCAGATTCCTCACTTCTTCAAGAATGACTTTTTGCAAAATAATGATCTCGCGGTGCTCGCTCTGATCGCGGCCCACATAATCTTTGATCGACATAGTAAGCCGATCCATTGACTGCGCCTGCTGATTCAGCGCTGCCGAGGGTTTCTCCAGGGCGCCGAGAATTTTGATTCCCACTTTTTCTCCAAGCCGAAGAAGCAGCTTGTATAGGCCGTAGAGCATAATCAAGGCGATCAGAAGCCCCGGCCCCCACTTTATTGCATTAGGGCATGCGTCAAGAAATAAATTCCGAAGCGCGGATTCCATCTATTTTTCTTCACAATCCGATAGCAGTTACATAGGGCAAAATTTTCGTAAGGATACCGGGCGCAAATGTTTGCATAATCGTTTGCATTCCAGATCTAACGATAGTCCCCCAAGTATAGGCCCAAAGAATAACGACCTGCCCCATATCCTCATCGGTAAGCTCTTCGCATGTCTTCAATCCATTGGCATCCATCTTTACGCATTTCGCCGCTATCGCATCGATTGCTTGAATATCGGCCTCGCAATCGCAGGGGAAAAGGGTCTTGAATTTCGCCAGCACCACTTTGAGCGCCCCCGAGTTTAGGGCCCATGTTGAGCAGATTTGCTTCGCGGCGATTCGTGTCTGGGCTGCCGCAGCGGCGTCGTTTTTGACCATATCTTTAACGGTCGTTTGAAACATCGCGCATCCGCTCAGTAAAAAAGAAATCATCAAAAAATATCCAATCATTAAAAATCCTATTCTTCTTTTCATTTTCATACTCCTTTCGCCCCAAATTTTACGAGCGATATCCGATCTCCAATGATATTGACTCCTTGTCCACCATCGCCGACCCAGCTTCCACAATTCCAATAATATGGCGGATCGGACTCAGCGGAATGAATGTGCCCAAATATGATTATCTGCTTTCTGGACCAGGCCCAATCATGGAAAGCGACCCTGGTAAACTCATGTTTCTTTGGGTTCTTGTCTTTCTGCGCCGTGGTGGGATCCTTGAAGCCCACCATCTGAAGGTTGCGCCAGATATACCGGGAAATAAATTCCCCAAAAGGATAACCTTCATCGCAGAAAAAATCTCCCTGATGGCCGTGGACAAGCAGGATTTTCTCATCTGTCGATTTCTGTAATACATAGGATTGGGGAAGAATAAGCCGCCCATCATGGTTTCCCTTAAGACGGTCAGTTTTGGTGACGAGGAGATCGCAAGTTTCTGGATAGGTTTTTTGGATATCTTCGAAGTCCGGATTTTCCCAGAGGTCATAAATGTCGCCAAGACAAAAGATCCGGAATCCTTTTGAAAGATAATCTGCCATTATCGCCAAAAACAATAAGTTATTGGCCTGAAAATCGTCGGCCTCATCTCCTATTCCGAGATGAAGGTCAGAAACAAAAAGGCCTTTGAATGTCTCATCAATCTCGATAACTGGCGAATTAACGAGAATCTGATCGAGTTTGGATTCAATGCTCATTTTTATGCCTTTGTTATTGACTGACCGACCGCGATTCCCATCAGGCCGGAGATCGCATTGGTGACGATTTCCTTGGCATTGATGCCGAGGATAAAAAGTGCATACATGCCCAATCCGAAGACGGCCATGATGACCCAGTTTTTGTCATTGCCAAAAATGGTTTCAAATTTCATAAAGATCTCTCCTTTTAATTACCTCCTTTTATAGTTTTAAAAACGTGTGCCTTCCTATCCTCGCTGTGATTTTCTTTTCGTCGAACCAAGCCGGAAGGTCTCCTCCTCTTAATTTTCTCGCCATTTCTTCATTTAGATAATGAGAGGCTCCATTTGTTGGATCATCAACAAGCCGGAAATAAGCGGCTGCTGCTGCCTTATAAGACGATCTCATTACTTCGAAAGGCATAGTATCAATGTTCATCCTCGTTGGACTTTCAGCATTCCAGCAGGAGAACTGCATTTGTCTCATGACCGTATCGATGACCGAGGCCTTTGAAAAATTCGCCCGATTCATAATCACGTAAGCCACTGCGAGTTGGCCTTCGTAGGGTTCCCATCCAGCCTCTTGCTCTACCGTCAAAAATAAGAAATAAAGTTCATCCCGAAAATCCATAAATCCCTAAATAAAAAAAGCCCCTGAAGTTATCTGTCATCCTGAACTCGTTTCAGGATCTCAGAAAACCCAGGGGCTCGAAGCCCTCTATGAATTTGGATGGCCGATATCCGAAGGATTACGGCTGGCGGTCGAACCGCTCTATCCCTTGATTTTCTTTACTATACAAACGATTAGTTTTTTTGTCAATATTAAAATTATTGATATATCCACATTTAGGGCATTTGATCTCGATTTTGATGATCTGGCCGACAAGAAGCTTTCGCCTGCATTTTTTGCAATAGATAGGATCCAAAATCATTTCCCGGATATCAAAGACCTCAAAAAATCTTGACTATAATCTTCGGCGCGCCAGATTTTCGGGTTGCCGCTCTCATCGGCGGCCTGTTTCAGGGATTTTTCAACCTTATAAAGTTTCATTAAAACCCTACCGCCATGATACCTATTCCAGAAACTATGTTCCCTGCAATAAATCTGATTGGCTGCCTTCTTTTGAAAAGGCTTTTTGCAGATCTTACACTGACCGATCCCGAATGTTCTACTCATAATCCTTTCTCCATGCCCTATGGAGTAGGCAAAGCCGCCACTCCACGGGGAACCGTTCCTTACAATTGTCCGGATAAAAGTTGAATAAAATAAAAGGGTTCCACACGCCTAACATCGATTTCAAATGGATGATTGATCACGAAATCCCTGAGATTTTTAGATTCAAAATGATGCATATCTCCGCCCTGGACTTTTATCCGCTCGGTTCCTTTACGGCCGTCCTGAAGCCATCCGAAGCGAATCCATTTCTCAATTTTGTGATGGTCAGCCCCAAGGAGATCTTCGACCATCCGCATAGTGAAGCCATCGCTCCGTTTGTTGATCCCGAGCCTTCTCTTTTTAAGGATGATGGCTGTCACGCTGCGAATTGAACCTCCATTGATCTGCTTGAGTCCATTTTGAATCGCTACGAATCCTTTCTTCGGAAAATTTTCATGAAGATATTCAACTTCTTTCTCGGACCAGTTCGGCATCTTAAAACATCGGGCCAGCCCCATTTCCTGGGCTTTTCGTTTTACATACCAGCGGGGATATTTTGGGCCGAGGAGGCGCACGATCTTATTTGTTTTAATGGTCGTGCCATCATAATTATCCCTGATAATTTTGAGTTCTTCCTCAGTCGGAAAATATTTCTTCTTATTCATTCGATACCTTGCCTGCCTGCCGAGATGTCGGAGGTTGGCGATGCTGCATTTTTTTGAGCCCTTCAATCGCCTGATGCGCCTTGTCTTTGTCGAGGAATCGGATATCGCTCACTTTGAAATGATTCCAGAGAAATTGCCTCAAATGTTTGGTCTCGGAATTGCCTCTATAAATATCATGCCACAGAGCCTCGATCATTCTTTTTTGCGCGGGCGTGGCGGAATAGATATCGCCTTTTTGATCATCATATTTTTTGGGTTTGGTCTTCGGGATCCACCCGAGGCCTTTGAAATGATGAATCAACGCCAATGCCTGGGAATTCGAAAGAGATTTTGAGGACCCGACCCTGAATTTTCGGTAGAGAATATCGCGATAGATTGAGTCCTCAACCCCGAGCTCTTTTTTGGCGATGTGAATTTTGGCTAAGAGTTTTTGTTGAGGCATTATCGCTGGCCTCGATTTCGGTAGAATGGAATTCGGTTTATTGACATCCCAATATTTGAGATGGCCTGAATGATCTGAAACATCATCATCCTATCTTTCGGAGTCGCCTGGCGTTTGGATCGGCCCGAATGGAACAATTTTAAACCGTTTCCACCATGAAGTTTTGGTCGTTTGCCTAATCGTGCGAAAGGTTCCATGTCTTAAAATCTCCTATCTCTTACATCATAAATTTTATCACAAAGACCCAGGCAGGCAGATTTCCATCCATTGCACATAACGGGTCTTTCGTTTTCAGTCCATCTCATGATTTTGCAGGTCTGGACTTCATATTTCCCATTCACCTTGGGAGTTTCTTCCACAAATTTACACCGCTTCATGCGGCCTCTTTGATTCTTTCGATGTTCGGCTCGACTCGGAATTTATCTTCGACCTTGCGTTTCGCTCCCACTTTGGCTAATTGATTGTCATCGAGATCCGCCATTGCCTCTTTGTTCGGCTCATAGATCACACGGATATATTGATCGAGTTTGAGCGCCCGCAAAGCCGCAACGCAGGCGTCATTTGAGCGGATCACGATTTTTCTCACCACCCGATAGGCTACATATCCGAAAGTCAAATCCTTTGAGCGGGTCTTCGCAAATTCGTCTTTATGCAAATCCGAGAATGAGGAGATCGCCTCTTCGAGGTTTTGCCGCTCGGCTTTCAGGGCCTCAGTCTCCGGCTCATAGTTTTCTTTGATCTCATTGATCCGGAGCGTCATGTCGCCCTCGATTTTTTCAAGGGCGATCTGAATCTCGCCCATGCGTCGAAGCTTCTGATCGACCTCTTCCCAGGATGCCAGAAAAATCATTGGTGCTTTTTTGATATTTTTGTTTGCCATATTTGCCTCCTAATTTTGATCCTGAGATAAGCTTAGGATGACATTTTTAATATTGAAAAAATTAGAAGCCCCAGATTCGCTCCGATAAAGATTCCAATAATTATACTCCAGGGATCCATCTTAGACTCCTTGCCCCGTGGAATCGGCTTTGTATTCCACCAGGGCGAATCTCAATGACAGTTGGCCTAAATAATCCCTCATCTCGATTTTTCTGAGTCTGGCAGAAACAAAAAGCGAGCTCAGGCCATAACCATCATAATATTTACAGACTTTTTCAATTTCTTGCGCCGTGATCGCCATGAAATATCCATTGTGGCAGCTTCCAATGGCGAATCCATGCTGGGTGACAAGATGTTTGATTGTGGCGCGAATCCTGCGTTCATTATAAGGAAAGGGCGGGCAATCGCCATTGATTTTCTCAATAAGTCTCTCCCGAGAACATGCGAACTCCTTGCCCTGGTGAGCCTCAAGGATTCGCAAAATGGTCGATTCAAGATTGTTTAGTTCCATACCCTATAAAATCCCACTCCTTTTTCATTTTCCTGAATTCCTGGCTTCCTTATCCCACCCGGCATCTCTTAATTTCTGAAGCGCAATCTGAATTTCTGCTCTCTCCAACTTAAAACATTCATCGCAAAAGCCGTGGGTTTCGTCTTTGTTTTCAAAAGGCTCTTTCTCGCCGAAGATGCGGTCGCCAACATGATGATCAGAGCAACAAACCCGAATCATTTTATCCTCCTCTGTGGAGTAGGCAAAGCCGGCGCTCCACGGGGCGGTTTAAAACCGCCCCCTACGCTTTCAATGGCGATTAGTCTTCCGTTCATATCTCGTTGTTTAATATCGAATTGATAGATTTTTTCTCGCACCTCATCAACCCGATGATCCTTATAAATATATCCCCAGCCAAAGGCGCCGGCCGCGAGAATCAGACAAAAAAGAACCCAAGCGATGGTTTCGCGCACGCCCGAAGGAGCGGTTTTAAACCGCTCCCTACCGTCTTCAACTTTGATTTTCATACGACTCCATCCCTCGAGATCTTTTTCACCTTTGGCCGATGGCTAACGGATGCGCTTGGATCCCCATAGCCGCAGCGGAATTTTTCGTTTTCTGAAGTCAGCCAAAGGCATTTCTGTTTATGGCAGACCGTCACCGGGATCCGCGCGTGATTCTTCCGGAGCGGACATTGAAAATAATATCGAAAATCTTCATCGCTATGCGCTATGCGCTCTGCGCTTTGCGGATTCATCGTAAGCGCTCCTTTCATTTCCATGTTCGTTTTCCCCTGTGGAGTTGAGGCCCTGTACTCCACGGGGCCCCTGTGGAGTTGAGGCCCTGTACTCCACGGGGCCGGTGGCCTTTCGTTCCAGGCCCATCAGGCAGCCAAAACAGAGCCCGCGGTTTTCCACCGTAAAGTCTTCGCATAAAGAGCAATTATGAACCCTGTGTAGGGGCGGTCTTAAATCGCCCCCTGCTTTTATGATGCGAGGCATCGGTTTCATCGAAATTTCCTATAATTGCGAAAGAAAATGATGAAGATACCCGATCATCCAGCCGATCGTGATGAGAAGAAAAATCTTAATCGCCCGCTCGAGCTTCGAGACCGGCTCCTTGACATATTCGATCTTTACGCCACGATCTGCGATCCGAAATTCCCGAACAATTTCCTCCGGTGCGGACTTAATATGTGATGTATTTCTGATTTGCATGGCTATCCTCCTTGCCCCGTTAAAGATTTATCTCTAATGGGGTCTATCGCTTAACCTGATCCCCGACATACGGCCTCCTCGGCCCCGGGTCATTTGGAAGCCTCCACCTGCAACCCGGGCCTCCCTTGTCGATGGCCTGAATGACTCCGGTCTTTCGAAGCGCTTTCATATACCAGCGCACCGTGCCCCGCTGAACGCCCGAGAGAACCGTGAGATCGCGGGCGGTAAAAATATTTTTATTCCGGATGACGGACCAGACCCTGTCCTGGGCTGTATTTTCAAATCGCTTCGGCGCAATCCGCTCGGCCAGGGCACATTTATTCAGAATCCTGAAATTGAATACATACGAGGGCGGCTTGCCATATTCCTTTTCGGCCTTTTTCCGCTTCGAAATCAGCCTGATCAGGCCCTCTTCGCAAAGCGTCCAGAGCGTGTCACGTGCGAGTTTGCGCTCGATCTTCGTCTCTTTCATAATCTGCTCGAGATAAAAGAATCCGGGATGCTTCTCAAGAATGATTTTCCCAATAATCCTTAGGTTGTTCATTTCAAATCCTTGGCTCCAATTGATTTTTCGTTGTTTCGACGCGCCCAGTTTTCAGCGTGGTGAATCAGGGTGATGATATCGGAGATTTTTCCATTGCTTTCTTTGGCAATCTGGTCAATGGCATCGTCCTGATATTTGATTTCGCTCATCTCGGCGAGGAATTTTTTGACCCCATCGGCATCTAATTTCTCAAACCGTACGATCTCAACGAAGCGCCGGTAAAGGCGGCGGTTATTCATGAGTTTTTTATCTGCCATCTCCTCGCCGATGAATACCATCGGGCAATGGCAAACGTCATGAATGTCTCGAAGAGTTTCAAGAATCTCGGGTTTCCGTGTGAAGCGATCAACCTCGTCAAAAATAATAGTCCGGGGCTTACTCGCAAGGAGCTGCTTGATGAGTTCAAAATTTTTATCGGACCGGTAATAAGGAGAACCTCCCAGCTCGGAGACGATGGCCCTGAGCGTCCAGGAACCAGTCATCATCTCAAGCGTGCGGATCAGGACTGCGCCATTCAGGGCACAATATCGGATGGCGGCCTCGGTCTTTCCGAGGCCAGGCTCGCCCGTGGCAAGAAGCATCCGCTCGACGCCCTTGAGCTTGTGATTGATATGATCGATCCCGTCCTGAAACTTTTTAATCGACTTGGTCACTACAAAATGGTCTCTCATTTTTCATCTCCTATCTAAATAAGGCCGCGCGTATTTTTTTTGACTCCAGAGGGGCAGCCCTCTAATTGCCAGTTTCTATATTCATGGTACAGGAGACACCATCCTTTAAAATGCCCTTCATTCTTATCCGGGATCTCTAACGGGCCTATGTAGACCAGAAATCTGCAATCGAAGCATCTTTCCGGCTGAAGTGTGTTGAGGAAGCGATCTCTTTTTTTTAATTCCTCAGCCGAAGGCTGTTTTTCTTTTCTCTTTTTCTGTAAATTCACAACTTTCTCATCTTTTTTAGCCATTAATTTCCTCCTGCTGGATTACTTTTCGGTCGAGGTCCTCGCTATCATTGAATGTTGTATGTTTGTACAGTGATGACCGGCTCCTATAATCATTAATATATATGCGGTCATCTGGCGTCAGCACATTCTGCTCCATTAACCAGTCATATTTTTCAAAATCGTGATCGAATTTGGGCCTCCCCATCCCCTTCTCCCCATCATCACCTCCCGATGTCTTCGCATCTATCGCCTCCGGTTCATCCGCAAACGGGGACATTTTTTCTACTGCAGGTTTCTTATCCTCGATCTGTTTGATCGCCTCGGCCACTTCGGGCCGATCTCGGAATTTCTTGTCCCAATCGATATAGAGATTTTTTTGCGACTGGAGCAGGTCGGCCAGCTTTTTGGTTGTCTGGACGCATTTTCGCTTGGCAGCGTTATTTTGTTGTACCGCGGCCATATCTTCTGGAAATTCGCTTTCCGATGCGAAGGGTTTTACTTTTTCGATAGGCTTGGCGACACAGAGGAATTCCCCTGGAGCGCCGTTTTTTTGCATTGTAAAAATATAAACCTGGCTGAGATCATAATAGGAATAAAACATGAGGACATAATCTTTGATGCCGTAGAGGTTCTCATGAAACCAGTGCCAGCCATTGAAGGTAATGCCGTTTCGGTGGACCATTCGGGCCTTGCACGTCATCATCAAAAAATGAAGGGCAAAGGGATCCACGCCAGGGCCTTTTTCGGCCTCGAAGATATCTCGCGGTCTTTGTCCATCGCGCGCCCTCGATGGCTGATCGATATAGTATTCGCGCCATCGAAAAATCAGCTCCATCGCCTCCGGAATGGTAGGAACCCATCCGTTATGGAGGTCTTTGGCCCGCTTTTCGTTGCGGTTCATGTGGGCGGGCTTATCCGGGATGGAGGCGCCGCTATAAGACGGAAGCTCACGCTCGAACCAATCGTTGAATATCCGGAAAAACCGCTCGATGGGCTTGCTCTGGGCATTGTAAGGCATGGCAAAGTGAGGGATGATACTGAGTTTGTCAAATATTCCGGGAATTTCGGTCTCCTGAAACCGAAATTTTTGCCGAAAGATATTGGCTCGAAACGCTTTGCCATTATCGAGTAGAGCATTTTTAGGAAACTTCCCAAGCGTGATGATGGAGTTTCGAAGCGCAGCAAGCACGCACTGGATGGATTCGGTGAGCATGATTTCCCATCCGAGAGGATAAGTGCTTTTCCAATCCCAAAAAAGAACCATGATGGCACGGCAGGACTTGCCGGTGAAGGGGTTGATGACCTGAAAATTAAGTTTATGGCCATCGGCCACCACGGCCTCGCCAACTGCAAGATCGCGCCACTCACGTTCAGCATAAGGGGCGCATTTGTCATTGAGGGCCTTTTCGCCTTCGCGCTCAAGAACCCAGATATCGTGATTATTTTTTCTGAATTCGTTGACGAAACGCCGAAGCTTTGATGGACTCGATGGAGAGGCCTCTCCCAGGAGGAATTTGCATTTGTTGATGGAGTCGCCGATGGTGGGCTTGTTCTGATCGAGAAGCTTCGTGAGAAGAAACTTTTTTTCCGCCTCTGCGATGGGCGATGCCTGGGCGCCGCGATATTGAGGAACCAGCGCGTCGATGCCGCCCTGATCATAAAGTTTAAGCCAGTTATATAATGTGGAGCGTTTGATTTTCTTGATCTGTTTTTTGAAGTCGGAAAGAATTAATCCTGCATCGAAGCGCTCAAGAAATTTCTGGATGATCTCGCTCCTGGGTTGGTGATTTTTAGCAGCCTCTTCCTGGAAGGCGGAGATTAGAGCGAAACGGAGATTTCTAATCCGGAGGAGTTTAGGATGATCATTCGGGCGAAGGCCGGAATCCAGGATCGCCGGAAGATTTTGTAGCGGAGGAGACTCGGAAATTATTCCGACCGGCAATTGCCGGACCGCGTCATCTCCGACCGGATCCCCCCCTATGGTTGACGATAAAATTTCAAAAGGCGCTGGCATTCCATTCACAATCGGCGTGATTATATGGCGCCCGGGCTCGCCGCGATGGATCTTGTATTTTTTGTTATCCTGAATTTTCTTTTTGTCATTCTGAGCTTTCTTTTTGTCATCCTGAGCTTGACTCAGGATCTCAGTTTTTTCGCTCTGCGCTTTCAAGCGCACAAGGAGTTGCTGGCCTCCCTTGCCTCCGCCTTTCGGAGAGGAAACGTATTTTGTTTCATAAATGCCAATCTTGATTTTTCTAAAAAAGGTTCGCCTACCGATGCCTTCGTCTTGCCATTGTTCCCGTGGCGTTCTCCACTCGGCTTCCATCTATTTCCTCATTCCCTGAAGAATTATCCTGATGGCTTTCCCTTTTTCAGAAAGCCTTTGTTTTTCGGCCTCGACTTTCGAAAGTTCCATGTGCAATGCGTCCTCACCTTGGACCACGACCGATCCAACGAGATCCGCTAAGACCCTTAGCGGCTCAATCGATTCGACCACATGGCAGAAGGCAGGCAGATAACAGGCGGGGAAACGATTGATCCCCTCGCGACTCTCAGCCGTCCAGGAGTCAATCATGGTCTTCGAGACTTCGACGCCCAAGGCCTCACTCATCTTGGCGGCAATTTGAAACCGCGAAAGCGGCGATTCCTTAATGGCCAGGGCAATGGTCTCTCGAAGAAGGATATCTATGTTAAATGATGAGAATTCGGTGTTTTTGGGCCGGAGATCTTTGAGAAGATCAAAGAAAGAAAGTTGGTTTGGATGGCAATTCTTTTTCAATTTTTGCTCTTGAAAAAGCCGAAAAAAATTTATACTATATTCGTGTAATTCGTTATCATTCGTTGATTCGTGTTAAAAAAAAACAGAAGGCCGCAGATCCTCCCCTCTTTGCCTGAAGTGCGGATCATACGGCCTCCCCAGGGGAACGAGTCCCCATTTATTTTAAAAATCTTATAGAAGGAGGATGCCATGCAATTCAATCGATATGTCATTTGTTCAAATCCATCGTGTAAATTTAGCACCCAGGCCGAACCCTCGATGATTAAAGGGTGTCCTGTCTGTGGAAATAAGCTTTTGTATGAATGCCCCCATTGCAAAAGTCATTTTTATTTCAAACCTCAGCTATATTGCACGGAATGTTTGAAGCCTTTAAAATCTCAACCGGAGGAAACTGAAGTTCAGTCGCGTCGACGCCGCAAAAAGGGCATCCATTAATTTTTTTAGGCAGAAACCAGGTATGGTAGGTACCGCCGCATTTGCCGCATTTGGTCATGAGGAGCCGCAAATCCGCGCGGCACCAGGAGCAGAAATTGTAATGAGTTTCAATTTGATGTCCACATTTTGGGCACATAGATTTTCTCCTTTCTCGCAATGGGGGCAACCATCACGCCGCCTTTCTTTTATTATTTTGGCCGAAACCCCGAACCCTACGTGGTTCAGGGGGCCAGAGTTTTTCGACGGGCTTTCCAACGGCTCTTGCAATCCCATCTTGGATCCGCTTTGTATGACGCAGGCCAAGTATCACCTGGCCCACGAAACCCTGGGTGACTCCAAGTTCTTTGGCAATTTGATTTTGGGTCTTCCTGGCCCTTTTTATGAGAATACTTATTTCAATTGCTTCCATGAAAATAATAATTAGCAAATTACCGATTATTTGTCAAGTCTTTTTTTTAATAAATTACCGATTTTATGCAACCTGGCGAAAGACTTAAAGAATCAAGGAAAAAAATAGGTATTAAAAAACAAAAAGATCTCGCCAAAATTATGGGAATATCTTCGGCTTACATTTCCGATATTGAATGCGGAAAGGTTATGCCATCAACCAATTTTTTAGTTAAACTCAAAAAGACCACTGGGATTTCCACTGATTATATTCTTTATGGCAGCCCTGAAGATCAGGTAGAAATTAAATTTCCGAATGGTCCTATAGAATATGCCGAACTCGAAAAAAAGATGATGTTATTTGGAGAGAAAGAAGTTCGTTACCAGATTCTCCCGACAATTATAAAAAAACTCCTTGACAATGTTAAGGAAATTTTAGAAAGTGATAATAAAGTGATGATCGACGCCTTGAAAGCCAATATCAAGGCATTCCTGGAGGCTATTCGAATATCAAAAGGGGAGAACCGGAACAAAACGGGAGGTGATTAATAATGTGGTTATACGCCCTCTATTTTGTTTTCTGTCTTTTAGTTGGGGCTTATGCGAGAAAAGTTAAGAGAGGTGAGGTGGCCTGGTTTTTTATATCATTAATAATAAGCCCCTTTATTGGCTTTTTAATTCTTCTTATTGCTGGTCCGCCAAAAGAGAATTTAAAAAAATGCCCAAAATGCGCTGAAGAGGTTAAAGATGAAGCCCAAATTTGCCGTTTCTGTGGCTATGACTTTACTCCAAAACCAAACATTAATTTGGTCCATCCAATGCCAGCCAAAAAAGTCGATCCCATTATTCGTGATTTGGCCCAGAGCTATATTAACAAGATGACCTCAAAAAAGCGGTGATTTTAAAAAATTTCACAAAGTCTGTATTTAGGTGAGTGCCAGGTGAGTGCCAGGTGAGTGCCAGGTGAGTGCCAGGTGAGTGCCAGGTGAGTGTATTTTAATTTTTCTTGTATTTTTAATATGTTGAATGGGTGAGTGCATGGTGAGTGCCAGGTGAGTGCCAGGTTTAGGAGCACAATTGGGGGTCATTTTCCGATTGGGGGAAGAGCGGCAGCGCGGCGATTTTTAAATTTTTCAATTTAACCCCTCGATACTCTAATGGTTTTTTAAAAATTTCGCCGCGTGAAAAAATCCAAAACCAAGTGAAACGCTTCCTGAGATTTCCACAGGTTATGCACAACGCGATTGGACGCCATTAAAAACCTCCTTAACCTATTATAATTATTTCATATTTATATCATTCAATCCCCTATTCTCAATATCCAGAACCTCCCACCCCCTTATAACAACTGGCACAGGACATTCCTGAAATAGGAAGGTCGATTCGTAACAACTCTTCTTTTTCCTGAACCTTCATTTAGAATTTT